CCGGAGTCGACCAGGCATCCGACTCTCCTCCGACCTCTCGACTTCCGACATAGACGGTCACGGGAGCCTCCGGTCGTCTCGGTCGAGCTCAGACTCGGCTCGCTTCTTCTTCGCGAGGTCCTCTCGATGCAGCCACTCGACGAGCAGCGTGCCGAACGCATACGCGAAGAAGCAGACGATGAAAGCCGCGAGAGCGATGTCGCTCTCCGGACTCTCGTCCGCGCTCTTCTGAAAGACGAAGGAAGCGGTTGCGAAGGAGGCTCCTCGAAGGACAGGACGAGGAGCCCCCTCTCTCTTGCGAGAAGCGAGAGTCCCACCTCTCGACCGCGAGTTCGAGTCTAGCCGACTATGCCTTTGCATCGCAACCTCCGTCCGTTCTCCGCGAGCCGAAGAGACGGCTCCACTCTGCAAGCCAGATAGCATCTGCCTCTTCTCGAAGGAACCTTCTCGACCACCGGACTTCTGCGGCCTGCTTGACCGCTCGCTTGTGGTCCGTCTTCGACTCCGTCGAGCCTCTCTCGCGGAGGAGTCCGAAGTCTCGTTGCCAGCGTTGCGGCGTGACCTTCTCGATGTAGCACCGAGAGACGACTGCGGCTCCGATCGCTTCGCCATAGGCTCGACCGAAGGAGAAGGAGGAGACGACTCCTTCGCCTGGTCGAGACGAGACCTTCTCGATGACGAGACTCCGCTCTCCGTCGAACCGGTCGAGGAAGTCTGCGACGAGGAGAGCGATGCCTCCTTCGACCTCGACCTTCGAGAACCTCTCGACGGAGATGATGCGACCTCCGGCTTCGATTGCCGCGATCGCTCCGGAGCCACCTGGGTCGATGCCAAAGAAGGTCACTTCGACACCTTCCGGACTCGCGGAAGCAGCCAGACGGTCCAGCCGCGAGTCGCGAAGATCGTCGAGCCGTCCGGCCAGCGACGGAGGAACTCGCACCGCTCGAAGAGGTGCGCCCAGTTGTCGTGTCCGTTCGCGACCTGGACGAGCCGCGAAGGGTCCTCGGTCGAAGCCGCGATCGCTTCGGTCGAGGAGAGGAACGGAGGAGAGGTCGAGTCGTTCGTCATTCGGAGTCCTCGTCGTCGAGAGCCGGTCGTCGCGGCTCGGAGAGAAGTTGGCACCATCGATTGTGTCCGTCGACCGCTTCGGCTCCGGTCCGGTAGCGTTCGACGACTCGAACGAACTTCCTCGGCTGCTGCGACTCGTCGGTCTCGAAGATGTGCGTCTCGAAGACGATCGCTCGGTCGTCGGTCTCCATCCACGAGCCGAAGGAGAGCGAGAGGACGACGAGCCGCTCGGACGGCTCTCCGACCGGAGTCTGGAGGAAGAGGGAGCGGGTGAGAGTCCGTCCGTCTTTGAAGGTGAAAGTCCGTTGCGGTAGGAAGTTCACCGGCTCCTCCGGTCGAGGAGTTCGTCAAAGAAGTCGCGGAGGACTCGCAGGTCTCGCTCGTCGAGGTCTCCTCGGAGGACGACTCTCGAAGCGAGCAGAATCGCGAGCCTCTGCCAACGATCGGATTCGGTCGCTTCGGAGTCTTCGGTCGAGGAAGTATGCATCGGCTTCATTCGGTCTCCTTCTCGGTCTCTGTCCAATGGCGTGTAGGTGGCGGTGCGTCGGTCGAGACCTTCCGGAGCCTCCTCGGTCGAGGACCCTGGTCGGTCTGCGGAAGTATCTCTGCGAGCGTTTTCGGGGGAGCCGGAGTCGAGTCCTCCTCGACGGTCGTCTCGAAGGTCGCTGACTGTAGTCCGAAGCGGAACGCGACCGAACCTTCCGAGCCGAAGTCGTCGCGATTCTTGAGAACATAGAGGACGGCAACGGAGGAGTTCGCGTCTCTCTTCGAGTCGCTCCGGTCGGCTCTCCGAGGTCGCCAGACCGACCAGATGTTGTCCGAGAGTTGCTTCAACCCTGCCGAGCCTTTGAGGTCGCTCGCCTGGATAATCCGGTTGTCCTTGTGAGTTTCGTTCGAGGAGTGCGCCTGTCGAGGATGGGCGACGACGACGATGTGCACTCGAAGGTCGACCGCGACCTCCGCGAACATTTTCATCATCGCGTCGAGGTCGGTCCGTTCCTCCGGACCTTCGGAGACCATGAAGTGGAGGTGGTCGAGGACGACGAAGCGAACTCCGAGCCTCCGGATGCAGTGAAGTAGCGTGTTCCGCATCGCTTCGAGTTTGATCGCCCCGTAGCGTCGGAGGAGGAAGAGAGGCAGACCGTCGAGCGAGTCGAGCGTCGAGTCGAGTTCGGAGTCGGAGAGGAGGTCCGGAGCCGTCTGCGAGAACTGCCGAACGAACTTCGCGAGTTGCCGCTTCGGTCCGAGCTCAAACGGACAAAAGAGGATTCGGTGTCCGGCTCTTGCCATGTTCAGCGCGAAGTTCGAGCAGAAGGTGGATTTGCCCGAAGCCGTGTCGCCGGTCACGAGCGTAACCTCTCCGAACCGGATGCCTCCGACGAGAGCGTCGAGGTCCGGCCAACCGGAGGAGACTCCTCTCGGCTTCCCTCCTCGGAGTTCTTGGACATACTCGTCGCGAAGGTCCGAGACCTTGACAATGGACTCCGTTCCGAGCGACTTCGACGAGTCGACGATCGCTGCGAGGTCGAAGCCGGAGCCGAACTTCTGCAAGGCTTCGTTCGCGTCCTTGACTCCGACTGGCCAGGCTCCGAGCCGACACCGATGCGAGCCGAGCGTCTCGACGAGTCGAGCGGCTCCCTTCCGACCGGCTTCGTCGTTGTCATAGACGACGACGATGTCCTCGCAGGAGTCGAGCAGCGCGGTCGTCTCCGGCTTCCAGTTCGGCTCTCCGACCGTCGAGGAGACCACGTTCGACCAACCCGCGACGACGCAGGAGAGAGCGTCGAGCTCACCTCCGACGACGAGAAGCGTCGAGGTCGCGTCGACTCCGTTCGGAGCGAAGAGGACCGACTCTCCTCCGACGAGTCTTCGGAACGCTCGGTCGCTCGGAGGAACGCTCCGGAGTTTGACGACTGCTGCCGAAGCAGGGTCCGGTCGTCCGTCGACGGAGCGGAGGAAGGAAGGGATGACGAGCCAGCCAGGTCCGGACGGCTCGGTCTCTGTCGGGAGAACTCGTCGACGAGCCGACCTCGGAGTCGAGCCGTCTGCGTTTGCGCACCATCCGAGCCGGTAGCGTTCACAGACTTCAAGAGGGAAGCCGCGTCCTCGAAGATAGTCGCGAGCGAGAGCAGCGTCCGGATGCGAGACGAGGTCGAAGCTCCACCGCTCGACTTCGCTCCTCGGTCGAGCGGAGCGGAGAGCGGCTTCGAGCGATCGCTCCTCGACTCGGTCGAGCGAAGTCTTCGTCGCGGTCGAGACCTCGAACTGAAGTCCGAGAGCGATCTTGAGCGACGACTCGTTGCCGCGAGCGTCGCACCGTTTACAGTGCCAGAGCCAGGTCGCGGAGTTGACTCGACAGTGCCGCTCCTTTCGGCAGAAGGGGCAGGTCGTCTCGACCTCTCGACCTTTGACTTCGTGGGCGATTCGGTTGCGTTCGAGGAACGCGACCGGACCTTCGTTCGTTGGCATCGTCTGTCCTATCTTCCGAGACGACCGGACTTGCGTCGGAGGAGCGTCTCGCGGGTGGCTGAATCCTCGATGTGTGGGGCATCGAGTCGGAGGCTAGTCGAGGAGCCGGAGGAGAGCCAACGGTCGAGCCGCTCCGGAGAGAAGATGTGTTCGCAGTCGTTGTAGCGGAGTCCGTTCGGATTCTCTCCGCTGTGCCAGGGAGAAGCGGCGCAAGCATCGACGGCTCGACGGAGTTCGTCGACGGTTCGACCGCTCCGGAGTCTAGCCCGAATGAGAGAGAGTCTCTTCGTCGAGAACTCCGTCCGATCGTCTCGCTTCGTGACCCTCTTCCAGTAGGCTGCGACTTCGAGGACAGCCCCTTCGAGGTCGGCTCGCGACCGCTCCGCGAAGATTCGCAGACCGTCCGAGTCGACCTCGAAGGAGGTGCCGCTCGGCAGGAAGCCGAGGACACCGTCCAGGTTCGAGAGGCTCTCGACTTCGAGAGAAGAGAGGACCTCTCGCGTCGAGAGGTGAGCGTCGAGCGAGCCGGAGCCGGAGCGCATCTTCGCGAGGAGCCAGAGGACTCTCGCTCGGATTCGGTCTATGTTCGGTGTCGTCGAGCTCATCTTCGGTCTCTCGGCTAGAAGGGGATGTCGGTGTCGTCGTTGCCAGGCTTCGGAGCGTCGAGAGGTCCGTCCTCGAAGCCGTCCTCGTCAGAGACCGGAGGGAGCATCGTCTCTCCGAACTCTTCGCGGAGCCGAGCGAGGTCCTGCTTCGTCGGCTGCTCCGTCGACTTTACCTCCTCGCGGTTGCGCTGCTTCCCTTCGTATGTCTCGACCTTGTGCTCGACCTCGATGACGAGGATGCGGTCGAGGAGAGCGTCCTCGACGGAGCGAGAGTCGGAAGGGTCGAACGCTCCGACCGGATTCGAGCAGGAGCGGCAGAGCCGAGCGAGCCGCCAGAGCGACTTCTCTCCGAGCCAGAACCGAGCGAAGCGAAGAGTCTTGCCACGGTATGCGGAGGACGGGTCGTGGATCGTGAACTCGAACTCGACCGCAGTCGAGCCGGACTTCGCGACGAACGGCTTCGCGTCGGAGACGAAGACGAGGTGTCGCCCCGAAGGGAACGGCTCGAACACCTTGTCGAGTTTGTCGAACTTGTTGTCGTTGGGATTGAACATTGCCTGTTGCCTTATGCCCGTCTGCGACGAGCGGTGGAGCCGGTCGAGGAGTTCGACGCGACGGGTGAAGTCGAGGAGAGCGGAGCGGTCGAGGGAGCCGGAGTCGTCTCGGACGGAGCCGACTTCGAGAGAGCCGGAGTCGTCGAGACGAAGGTTGCGGAGTCGTGCGGCTCGGCTGCGACCGCGAGGTCTGGAAAGGTGAACCGAAGGAGGGAGCCGAGCGTCGTCTCTCCTGCCGTCCTCGTGTTGACGGTCACTGCCGGCCAACCTGGGCCTGGCTTGGTGAGAGCCGAAGCCGAAGGAGAGGACCAGCGAACGAAGTGCTGCATCGAGCCTCCGTCCGTCCGTCGAGTCTGAGCGAGACCGCTCGCGTTGAAGTATTGCCCCATCGAGTAGGGGAGCGACTTCCCTGTGAGCATCGGGAGCGTCTGCTTCGCTCCGGTATCGTCCTGCAAGTCGCGAGCGAGGAAGAGGAAGATCGTGTTGACCGGAATCGCTCGCTGCTGCTGCCAGATCGTCTCGGCTGCGGAGATTAGGACACCGTGTTTGTCGATCGACAGGCTGTTGTTCGCTTCGGAGAAGTCGAGTCGGTCCATCCCGTCCGGACCCTCGGCTTTCAGCATCTTGTTGAAAGCGAGCCTCTGGAGGTCGGTCATCGTGTCAAGGACGAGCGTCTGGATCGCGACGGTCTCTCCTCCGAGCGAGACTTCGAGAGCCGGTTGCTCTTCTCCGTCGACGACGATCGTCGTCGGTCTCCCCTGCTTCACAGCGTCGAAGGCTTCGCGGAAGTCGTCCCACCTTTCGATCGGGATGACGAGAGCGTCCGGATTCGCGACGACGATGCTCGGCATCGCCTGGACTTCCGTGAGCAAGATAAGCGGTCGAGGGGAGCGAGCGGCCCAGTCGGTCTTCCCTGTTCCGGAATGTCCGGTGAGAGCGACCTTGAGGAACGGCTTCCTCTGGTAGCGGTCTTTGGCGGTTGCGAAGTTCATGTCCTTGTCTCCTTGTGCTATTCGAGCGAGAAGTCGCTCTCTGTGGGTGTAAGTTCGTCGTGGCCGTTCGCGCTCGTCGAGCGACGGAAGCGACCGAGGTCCTCCGGTCGGTGCGAAGCGCAGAGGCTCGCGTAGGAACAAAGTCGGTTGTATTGCCAGCAGAGGGAAGGCTCGCGAGGGAAGTCCGTCTGCGTTCGTTCGAGGACCTCGACGAGCTCATCGTCTCCGTCGAGGTCGAGGTTTGCGCGGAGCCGTTCGACCAGGCTCCTCCATCCTGCGATCTTTCGGACTGACACTTCGAGTTCGCGACGACTCCGAAGGAGGTCGCGGTCGTCGAAGAGGACGGTCTCGCGAAGATACCAGAAGCCGGAGAGGTCGCGGTCGACGAGGAGCCGATGCTTCTCGCGATACCAGTCGACGGAGTCGAGCGTCTGTCCGAGCATTCCGACCGCTGCCCAGAACTCCGCAGCGGTCGTCCAGGGGAGACCGGACGGCTTCGCGAGTCGCGACCGGTCCTTGAGGACTTCGAGGTCCTCGGCTTCCTTCGGAGGCTTCGAGTTGACGAGGTCGAAGATCACACCCGCGACCTCGACTCCTCGCTCGCGAAGGGCGATTGCATACGATACGGTTTGCGGGCTGCGCCGGTTCCTCTCGACCCACTCGGAGAGAGAGACGGAGGAGGTCTTCGTCTCGACGAGCCAGAGCCGTCCTCCTCGCTCGACGACTCGGTCAATCTTCCCTGCGAACGAAGCAGGAATCCGACCTCGCGTGAGAGGCTTCCGGAGCCGGACCTCGAACGCTTCCTCGTTGCTAACGATCTTCCAGTCGTGGTCGTCTCGCCACCTTGCGATGTATCCTTCGAGGATGCGCTTGGCGGTCGAGACCTGTTCCGAGAGAGCGACCTCTTCGTCGACCGAGAGCCGAGCGTCGAAGTATGCCGAGCGAGACTTCTCGGTCTCGGTCCTCCAGGTCGAAGCCGTCCTCTCGATTGCATCGAACGCGAGGAACCGACTCCAGGTTCGCGGAGTATTGCGATTGCAGTTCGTCGAGGAGAGATTCTCGATGCCTGCGTGGACGAGCGTTCCGAGGAAGAGAGCCGGAGCCGAGTCCGTCGAGCGGAGTCCGAGACCGTAGCGGAGGAGCCACCGTTGCGGACAGGCTGCGGTCGACCGCTCGGAGTTTGTGATGAAGTGTCGATGTTTCATTGTCCTAGTTCCGTGGGAGGAGGGGGAGTCTAGCGGTCGAGGGGCATCGAGCGATTCACGAGCTCAGCGAAGGTCTCCCAGTCCGGAATCTTCGTCGAGTCCTCGAAGCCGAGGAAGTCGCGGTTGGCTCGAATCGTCTCCAGATAGTTCGGGGGAGGAAGTGGGAACCGTATGGCCGGAGACGGGTCGTCTGCGACGAGGAGTTCGGTCGGACAGTAGAGGAGCATCGAGACCTTCCGGAGCGTCGGAAGCGTGACCGACCGCTTCTCCGTTATGATCTGCGAAAGTTGCTGCTTCGACATACCGGAGGCGACTCCCATGTCGGTCATCCGAACTCCGAGAATGGCTCGACGAGCCGCGAGCGTGCGAGGAGGGGAGAAGGATTGCCTAGTCATTTTTTGCCTATCGGGTGAAGGAAGCGACGAGGTCGACGGCTTCCGAGGAGAGAGAGTCTGCGACGATCGTCCGGTCCGGAGTCGCGACCTCTGCAAGAGTCGCGTTCGTCGAGGACGGACCTCCGATGACCAGGTATGCGAGCGAGCGAGTCGCGAAGACTTCGCGAGTCCTCTCCTCGTCGAGAGGTCCGTCTCCGTCCGAGACGAAGAGGAGGTCCGAGAAGGGAGCGAGCGAGTCGGCTCTCTCGACGACCGGACGGAAGTCGGTTCCTCCGGACGGCTTCACCGCGAGCATCCGACGAAGGAACTCCGCTCGACCGGTCGAGGATTCGGAGTCGAACTCGACCTCCTCGACGCTCGTCGAGAAGGTGACGACCGAGACCTTCCGACCCTCCTCGCTCGCGACGATCGCTGCTGCTGCCGCGAACGCTGCCGGTGCTGGCCACTTCCGGTTCGCGACTGTCATGGAGTGGCTCGTGTCCAGGGCGACGAGGAAGTCTCCGCTCGACCGCGAGCCGACCTCGCTCCTCCGGTAGCCTAGTGCTTTGCCGGAGAGGATGCGGCTCGTCTGGTATGCTCGGAGAGCCGGAGTCGCGAGGAGGACTCGCTCGCTCGGAAGGAGGTTCGAGAACTTCTTGGAGCTCTCGATGCCGTCGACCGCGAGCGAGCCGCGAACCTTCTCCGGAAGCGACGACGACCGGATGGACTCGACGAAGCGACCGACCTGCTGAACGAAGTCGCGGAAGGTGCGATCGTTCGAGAGAGAGAAGAACAGGTCGAGGTCCTCCTTCGTCGGCTCCGAGAAGATGCGCTCTGCCTCCTCGTCTCCGAAGGTCGTCGCGAGGAGAGCGACCTTCTCTTCGACCTGCTCGAAGGTCTCACGGAGTTCGGCTCGGAGCGCAGCGTCAAAGAGTGCTCGGTCGGTCGGAGAGTTCTCCAGGTTGTCGAGGACCTCCGAGAGACGGCTCTCGAATCCGGTGTCGC